CAACAATCAAGATTTCCAAGAGTTTGTTATACAGAATAACACAGGACTACCAATCGTATGGGTTCCTTGGGGAAAGAATGCGTCTCAGGTACACCAGATAAAAGTAGATCCAGTACCAACGTCAGATGAAAACGGAAAGATAATGGCGTATTGGTATACGAAAGATTTGTCTGATATTAGTGCTGATTCAGACACGACACCGTTTCAGGAAGTAGTAATACGCCACATGGTCAAGGCTAAGTATGCAGAGTATGATCAGGATTTTGGCAAGAGGGATCGTGAGATGGCATTAGCTAATAGTTTATTAAGGAAGTTACTAGGCAGAGATAGAGGTTCTGTAAGGTTTGTCCCATTAACTCGTAAGAATTATAGGGTGGCACGCTAATGGCAGGAATGAAGCAAAAAGTATTTGAGAGTAACAACAAAGGACTCTTCGATATTGCTGTAGGTGAAGGTAACATATCTGCTGATTATGCTACTGAACTACAGAATGCTCGTGTTGCGTTGAATGGTGAGGTATCCAAACGAAGGGGCAGAACATTATTCAACACGGTGGCGGCAGGCCATGCGGCAGGGAACAGTATAGATACTTATGCTTCAAGTAATAAATCAGCACAGATATCAATGTATTCTAACAGTAACGAACAAGTTGGATTTGCAGTAACATTAGCTTCTGACAAAAATATACAAACGGTAGATTTTTTTCTGGACAAGGTTGGTACACCGACAGCAGACAGTGTAATGAAGGCTAAGATATATGCTGTTACTGGTTCAGTCGGGACGAGTGGTTTGCCTACTGGTTCTGTACTTGCAACCAGTATAGATGTTGATGTATCTGTATTGACAGGAACATTTGCTTTTGTACAATTTTCTTTTGAGGAGCCTTATGTTGCAACTGCTGGTAATTATGCTATTTTTCTTGAGTACAATTCTGGTGATTCCAGTAATTACATTCGTATCGGTACTGATTCTTCCACTCCTTCTCATGGGAGCAATGCATTCGCTACCAATACTGTTAATACTGGTTGGGTTGCTGATACCACACAAGACATAATATTTAAACTTGATAGTGCAGGCCCAAAGATAGATTCATTAATGATCTATGAGGGTGACTATCCTGATACATTTGAAGTATTAGCACAAGCAGATACTAGGTTGTTAAGATACAATTCTACAACTGGTGGTTTTTCTACAGTAATCAAAACAGGATTGACTGCAACCTATCCATTGAATTGGACAATGTTTCGCACAAAGTTGTGTATGTCAAACGGTATAGATAATCCATTCAAGTATGGTTACATGCCTAAGACTGCGCTAATGGAGAGTCTATCCCCAGTGAGGAATCAACTCAAGCTATCGGAATTAATGATGTAGCACAACCTGCTATTCCAACAACTGGTGTTACAACTGATGGCTCAAAATTATCTAGAACCTATTATGTATCTACAACATATATTACTGCCAATGGTGAAAGTACTCCAACTGCTTCTGGTGCTACTGGCACAGCAGTTCTTACAGGTACTGCCGTAAGTTCTGTCACTGTTTCAGCAGGTGGTGCTGGTTATTCAACTGCTCCTACTGTTACTTTTAGTGGCGGTGGAGGATCTAGTGCAGCAGGCACAGCAGTCCTTACAGGTGGTGTTGTAACTTCTGTTACTATCGGGTCTGGTGGCTCTGGATATACTTCAGAACCAACTGTTGCTTTTAGTGGTGGAGAAAGATCACAAGCTATTGGTGGGAATGATGTGTTAACTGTTACATCTCCAGTGGCAAGTGCTGGAGCTACTGGTTGGAATGTTTATCACCATACAGTATCAGGTGCTTTAAAGTTACAGAACGTAAGTCCAATAGCAATAGGGACTAATTACACTGAAACAACTGGAAGTTTAAATGATGGTGCGTTACCGCCTACTTCTAACACAGGTTGGTACGGTAATGTTGCAACAGTTACATCACCGTTACCAATAGTTGGTGCTACTGGTTGGAATGTTTATCATCATACAGTGTCAGGTGCTGCAAAGTTACAGAATGTAAGTCCAATCGCAATAGGTACTAATTATACTGAAACAAATGGTGCATTAAATGATGGGGCTGTCGCACCTACTGCCAATACAGCATGGCATGTAACGGATCTTGCTGATATACCACCAAAGGGTAAATATATAATAGCTCTTAACAGTCGTTTATGGATTTCAGGTGTGCCGGGGAGGGACACAAAGTTTACAGGAAGTGCTGTTGATGATGAAGATGATTGGACAACAGCATTGGACAACAGCGTCAGATTTTGTAGATATTGATTTAGCAGGCGTGTTGGCACGTGGTGATGCTATTACAGGTCTTGGAAGACTTGGACAATCAGGGAAGTTGATTGTTGGATTAAGAAATCACATAGTTACTTATTCAGTTCCTGCTGTGTTTAATGATATTGGTATAGATAAAATTGTTTACAACACTGGACTCATGGGACACAGGGCAATGGATGAGGTTGGTCTTGATAACTACTTGGTAGAACCTGAAGGGGTAAATTCAGTTAAAGCAGAGTTAATCATTCAGGGTTTACGAACAAAGAAACTATCAGACAATATAAGAGATAGACTTAATCCATTGCTTAAGGCAGTAGCAAACAAAGATGAAGTTAATGTAGTAAATAATAAAAAGCACAATGAATTCTGGATAAATATTCCATCTATATCAAGACGTTATGTTTATGATTACTCTATAAAGGCGTGGATGGAAGATCGTAATATTGTTACATACCAGTCTGTTCGTACACCAGATGGGGATATATTAAGTGGTGGTAATAATGGTAGGGTATACAAGGAATACCAGAGTGCTACTAACGTTGATGTGTATGGAGATGGTGGGGATAACATAGATGTAAGTTGGAGGTGGGATACTCCTTGGTTATGGCTTAATAACATAGGTATTAAAAAAATATTCAAGTATTTCCAGTTCAAGGGATCTGGAGCCGCAGGAGTATTCAAGCTTGAAGTATTCTTTGATTTTGAATCAACACCTTACAGTACATTTTATTTACAGAGTCTACCATCTAAGTGGGGAACTGTAGAATGGGAATCTGCATACTGGGATTTCCCAGATGTAAACAAAGTATTAATACCTATGGTAGGCATGGGTAGAGCAGTTAAATTTTCTTTCACCGCAGATCACAAGACTGATCTAAGTATTGCGTTCTATGGTGTTAAATACGTACCTTCTGGATATAAGGCAAATGACTAATGGGGACACTAACTAGATTACACGATTTTGAGACTGACAGGGATGCTGTCCCTCCAGTACTGATAAGTGCTACCAAGATAGACGCTGAGTTAGATCAGATAGTAACAGAATCAAACGCACAGGATGTTCGTCTTGATACGGCAGAAGCAGCAGGACATGTCAGTACGGCAGACTTAGCTGCTGATGCTGTTGACGGAACCAAGATAGCGGATAACGCAATTGATTCGGAGCATTATACGGATGGTAGTATAGATAATGCTCACATAGCTGATGATGCTATTGATTCAGAGCATTATGCAGACGGTAGTATAGACAACGCTCACATAGCGGATGATGCAATTGATTCGGAACATTATGCAGACGGTAGTATTGATACGGCTCATATAGCCGCTGATGCAATTGATGGAACTAGGATAGCTGATGATGCAATTGATTCGGAACACTACACAGATGCCAGTATTGATTCGGCACATATAGGTGCTGACCAAGTTATTACTGCAAAGATACTTGATTCTAATGTAACACTACCAAAAATTGTAGATGCATCTGCAACCAATAAAGTTCTTGGAAGAGTTGCTGTAGGTTCAGGTAATTGGGAAGAGGTAACTCTTCAAACTACACTATCAAGTACGGATGAAGCTATACCTACATCCAAGGCGGTAAGGGATGATATTGTTTCACTTGTTAATGACGTGGGTGGTTTTGTAGCCATAGCAACTGAGGTAGCCTTCCCAAATGCTAATCCAGATCCTGATGATGGTGCAGGAACGGTAGTCTCAATAGCTAATGTAGGAGGCTTAGTAGTCAATGGATCTGGAGTATCTACTACTGGAAGAACTGTTGGTGGATCTACTGTAACTATTAATAGCATATCTTCTACTTATTACAGCACAACTATAGCTGATGGTCTTGGAATGCAAGTTGTAAGTACTGCTGTTTTAAATACTTATAACTATCATAAAATAATAGCAAAAGAAGGTGACACTAATATAGTCGCAACTAATATTGCTAATGTAAATACGGTTGCAGGAATATCTGCTAACGTAACTACGGTTGCAGGAATTTCCGCTAACACGACTACGGTTGCAGGAATATCTGCTAATGTAACTACGGTAGCAGGGATTTCAAGTGATGTAACGACAGTGGCGGCAGATGCTTCAGACATTGGGGTAGTTGCTGCGGATGGTGTTGACATTGGTGTTGTAGCTGGGCAGACAACAGAGATTGGAAGACTTGGTACAGCAGCAGCAGTTGCTGATATGGCACTTTTAGCTATCCCAGCAGTAATCACTGATATGGATTTATCACTGATATGGATTTATTGGGTGCAACAGGTGTAATTGATGATATGGAAACCGTATCTAATGCTGTCACCAACGTAAATTTGACAGGTGGATCAATTGCAAATGTAAATACGGTAGCTGCTTCAATTGATGATGTTAACCGTTACGCTGCTGAATATAAAATTGCTTCAACGGCTCCTACTTCACCATCACCAACTGAAGGTGACTTATGGTATGACACGTCAGGTAATAAATTAAAAGCTTATGATAATGCTTCTTCTACATGGAAAGCTGTTACTTCTGATACGGCAGGAATTTTAAATGTTGTGGATGACGCTTCGCCGCAGTTGGGCCAGAATTTAGATACGCAAGCCTTTACTATAAGTAACGTTTCATTATCTCTAGGGGGTGTATTTAGTAATCCAAATACTATTACTGCTGACACAACGGTTACAACAGCGGCATTAAAGAATATGTTTATGATGGGACAAATTACTGTTAACGATACTTATACGTGGACAATCGCTGGTGACGGTGTATTGGCAATTATTTAAAGGAGTAAAATTATGGCTTCAACTATTTCAGTTGATAAAATCAAATCCACCAGCGGTGACACTTTCACATTGCCCACCTCTGATGGTACGGCAGGGCAGGTAATTAAAACAAATGCTAGTGGTGTTTTAAGTTTTACGGATGCAGATCCAAATGCAGGGAAAGGATCTGACATAGCTTCAGCTTCTCCAACGGTTATCCCTACTGGGGATTTGTATTACATCGTAACAGGAACAACTGGTTTCAGTGCCTTTACGGTAGCCGCAGGAACACATTTCTTTATTGAGTTTGCTGGTATATTGACAATGACTCACGTTGGTGGGGCATTAGACCTTCCATCAGCAGCCCCTATTGCAACTGCGGCTGGTGATGTAGGTGAGTTTTTTGCTACAGCGGCAAATGTGGTTACTTGTGTTAACTATACAAGAGCATCTGGTGCGTCTGTAAAAATTGCTGATAACTCAATTGATTCTGATGCCTATGTAGATGGAAGTATAGATAACGCCCACATAGCAGATGATGCTATAGATTCGGAACATTATGCTGATGGTAGTATTGATACGGCTCATATAGCCGCTGATGCAATTGATGGAACTAGGATAGCTGATGATGCTATAGATTCAGAACATTATGCTACTGGGAGCATAGATACAGCCCATATTGCTACTAACCAGATTGATGAAACACTGATGAAGGATGCATTTGTTGGGGATTTCAGCGATGCCACGGTAACAGCTTCAGATTATATACTTCACGGAGATGCCACAGATTCAGGTAATACTAAGAAGGATACGGTTCAGGGAGTACTAGATTTAGTACACGGAGCGACTGCTGGTATATCAACTATATGGATTCCTGCCCTAGCTATGGTTAGTCCAACTACAAATGGAGCAGAGGCTGCTGCTGTAGAAACTACGGCAGTTAAACCTGAGTTGAAAGTTCTGAACTTCGATCCTTCAACTATTGAATATGCACAATTCTCTATTGCGATGCCTAAATCGTGGGACGAAAGTACAGTAACAGCAAAGTTTTATTGGACACACGCTACCGCAGTTGCTACCGATGTAATGTGGGGGATACAGGGAGTTTGTGTATCTGATAATGATACGATTGATGCAACTTTTGGTACAGCCGTAGTTGTAACAGATACCTTTCATAACGCCGCAGAAGATTTAGCTATCTCTCCAGTAACGACTGCTATTACATTAGGCGGT